GCATATTCCTTTCTCCATTTATCGGCTAGAGCATCATAATTATCATCAAGGTAAGCTGTATAAATCTTGTGTGGTTCACATATTCTCTTCAGCATTCCTCGAATCTCTTCATAAAACTCAGGTCCATGGAGAAAACTCTCAAGTAGCATAGTAATCACCGAATTCAAGGCGAGTTCTTCGAGCTCACCCTTTCCACTAACCATATGACCCATCTTATAGATGGAATCTTTAAGTAGTGCTCCTACGGTGGTACCTAAAGCTTCGTGATAAACACTTTTCCTTTTCAAGAAGTCAATACTCGCTGCTGGAACGTCGTCCGCAGGAAAGTCCGATTTAGCTGCATCAGTAATTTTCATACCAATACTATCGAAGTATTTCTTCTTAGCTGAAAAGTTGCATAAATCACGCACTTCAGGCTTACTACCACTCACACAATCATCACCGTAAGTGATAATACGCTCATTGTCACAGAATGGACCAAGCTCCAGGAATTTCTCCTTACCGAGCTTTTCCACTCCATTAACATAAAACGATATTCGATTGTGTAGAGAGTTTTCGATGGAATTTCCGTAAACGGTCATTGCATTTCCCGAAGTCCAAAAGAAACAAGAGAGAATAGTGCCATTCCAATTCACTACAGGATGGCGAAGTTCATCTGCAATTCCATCCATGATTTTCAAATCCTCATCAGAATATCCCAAATGTTGGGCTACTGAACGGAAAATATTCATGGACGCAATTGTTACATCTTGGGGACGCTTGAGATCATACGATGAATAATCCATATCAGTTAAGCGCTTATCAGTAGCTAACTCACTAACATGTGTCATCATCGCATCCCACTCAGGGCTCGCACAATTAACCCCAACTGCACATTCACTGTTCAACGGGTGGTTAGACAGGAATTCAGCAACTGGAAGATAATATTTACGAACTAAGAGAGCGAACATACAATCAATGATGTAAAAGATACGAACTTTTTCGCTGTTCTCGTCCACAACTTCATCTTTTAAGCACGACCTACTCCATACGCCGAATTTAATTCCTTTGGAGAAATAATCCAGCATCAAATCGATATATTTCTTCGATTCGGGAGCGAGTTCGAAAACCTTCGTGCCATCGGAAAGGGGATCAAGTTCGACAAATAAAGAACTGTCAATCTTTCTCCCACTTCCAGTTTCCACGGGCCCTATGGCAGTCTTCATGTTCACAGATTTCATATACAGTGAATTGACTCTGCCGTTGATCATCTCATAATCTGTCAATTTCGGACACAAATACTCATAGTTCTCCTTATAAAGTTGAAGTTCTGTAAGTAAATTATTCAGATAATCTTGATAGGCCCATTCCAAAGCTTCAGGCGGGACCTCATAGGCCCCTTCTGCA